TTGATTTACAGACCACTGAAGGACTGTTACTCGTTTTACCGCCTGGCTGACAAGAGCGCCTGGACTGACGGCAAAGCGCCCATAAAATTCGCTTGGGGACCCAGGGACGACAGGGCGATTTTCTTCCTGGAGAAAACGGACCGCTTTTACCTGAGCAAATACATCTCGAACGACAACACGAAGGGCCCTATCTGGAACTTTTTGAAGGACCAATATCTCGAGAAGGGGGCAAACCTCTTCGGAGAGGGCAACATGAAAGCAATCAACGGCTTCCGGAATCTGTTCAGCGACAAACTTTCGCAGCTCTCCGATTACGAGATCCAGCGGATCTGCGACACGTCGGTGGCCAGGATGCGCAATTATGCCAACATCGAAAAGCTGCGCGAGGCAAAAGTTCAGTATGCGACGGTCATCGCCGTCCTGGACAGCAGGACCTCGATCATCTGCCAGGCCATGAACGGGAAGCAGATCCCGGTCGCTTCTCTTGCCGAAACGGTCGACAAGGAAACAGCGATGCAGCCCGAGGCTTATGCTGAATATTTGAAAACTCGTGTTACCGAAATGAGCGCCGAGGCGGGAAATTCTCTGCCGCCTTATCACCCGAATTGCAGGACGCGCCTGGTGATGGCTGTAACATGAAAATCGAAATGGACATAATCGGCCGGAAAGATTTCCTTGAGAAGCTTGCGGCTGATACCGGAAGGCGAACACAGCGCGGCATACTGAGGGCAACGCTTGCCGCCGAATCACTCGTTGTCAAAGAAGAGCCTTACCGTTCCGGAAATCTCAGGTCGGGTACCACATCGACAACCGAAGGCAGTGGCACGAATACGGTTGGTATTGTCCGGGTCACAGCGCCTTACGGGATTCACGTGCACGAGGGCACAGGAATTTACGGCCCGCGCAGGGTGCCAATCGTGCCACGCATCAAAAGGGCTTTGGCATTCACGACTGGCGGCAGAAAGATCGTCAGGAGAAGCGTCAAGGGTCAGAGGCCGAACCCGTTTGTGACGAGAGCGGCCGACAAGCTCGACAAGGAAGGGATTGCCGCAAAGCATTTCTGGGAAGGATTCAACGCAGATTAGGAGCAGCTCATGGACGATATCATTTTTGTGATCCTTAAAGAAATAAGCGGAGCGCCAGAGAGTTTTCAGATCCTCCCGAACGGAGAGTTCGAAATGGAAGGCAGCGGCAAAGGCATTCTCGATGCGGAGTCTGCCGCCCTGGTCATAAGCGAATTCAGTCGCCGGGGAAACGATATGGTGATCGATTACGAGCACCAGACACTGAAGGACGGAGAGGCGCCGGCTGCCGGCTGGATAAAGAAGCTCGAATACAGAGGTGCCGAGGGTTTGTGGGGAATCACCGACTGGACCGAGAAGGCGAAAAACTACATTGCCAACCGCGAGTACAGGTATTTTTCACCTGTCATTCTGATCAGCAAAAGCACCAGGAAAGTTGTCTCCCTGATCAATGTGGCGCTCACAAATTCACCGAGGATTAATAACCTGCAGCCTATTATCGCCAAGCTGGAACAACTGAGCGGGCGAGGAAAAAATAAAAACCAAGATCCACGAGAGGAGGAAGTCATGATTGAAAAGTTAAAAAAAATGTTTCAGCTGGCGGCGGACGCAACAGAGGCTCAGGTCCTCGAGGCAGTCCAGGCGATAGTCAATAAAGCAGAAGAATTAAAGACGAAAATGGGCGAAGTGGTTGCCTGCAAGGAAGTCCTCGTAGCTCTCGGTCTGAATGAGGACGCCAAAAAGGATGCGGTCCTCGCGATCGTGGCCAGCATGAAGGCTCCGACCGATGTCGCCAAGCAGCTGGGCCTCGAGGTAGTCGAGCTGAAAAATAAGATCTCCAAGATGGAGCAGCAGGACCTGGTTGCCCTGGCGCTCAAGGATGGCAAAACCTCTCCCGAGGAGCTGGACAAATGGGGCCGGGATCTCGCTCTGAAAAATCCCGAGCAGTTCAAGCTCATCGTCCTCTCGAGACCGGCCGGCAGCGTGATTCCGGTTGACGGGATAAATCACAAAAGAGAAAAGCCCGGCGACGGCATTCTCGACGACACGCAGCGCGAAGTAAACAGGCAGATGGGCATCAATGACGAGACTTACAAAAAATACAACAAATAACGCCGGGGGCGCTGTACCACGTGCCTTCGCTGTCAAGAAATCCCGGAAGGAGAACAATATGAAAAACACTATTGAAAACATTTTCGGAAGTATGCGGACTTTTTCAATCCTCGTCATTATCTGTGCCGTCGCGCTCGCAGCCAGGGCGCTCGGGCTCGATGATCTGACTCAAATCGGCCTCTTCGGAATGGTCCTGGCAGCTGATAAAGCACTCGAATACACAGAGGGTGTCGAGCTAGCCTTCCCCGTCATCAACGCGGATATCATTTACGGCGGATCTTTTGTCTGCGTCAACGCGGCCGGTTATGCCTTACCGGGATCTGACACGGCCGGACTGATCTTTGAGGGAGTTGCCATCGAACGGGTTGATAATTCCCTGGGCAACGCCGGAGATAAATCGGTCAGACTTAGACGCCGCGGCCTGATCAAAGCGACATTGGCAACGGCCATCACCCAGGCCAACGTCGGAGATAACGTGTTCCTGGTCGATGACGAGTCGGTCGATCTCGCGGCCAATACGGATAACGACATCTTCTGCGGCATCATTGCCCAGTACCTCGACGCGACGCATGCGATGATCGACATCGAGCCCGCGATCCGGCAGGCGGATGTGGCCACCCATATCCAGGACGCCACCGCAGCGCACGCGGCATCGGCGATCTCCGTAGCAGATGCAGGGCTCTTCACGGCCGCAACCGATGCCGAGGCAGCTCTTGCGGAAATCTACCAGCACCTGAAGTCTGCAAAGGGCATCATTGACGTACCCATGCCAGTGATCACCGACGCCGGAGCAGCCCTGGCCGCATTTGCTGATGGCGATAGTGCCGTGCCGGGCTACTGCGTAACCGCTAAAGGGCTGGGCATCCGCTGGAACAATCACGCGACGCCTGGTGCAGTAGGGGCCAAAGTGATCGTTCCGCCCGATGCGGACGTCACGGCCAACATGGTTCTCCATATCCTGGCCGCGAAGACCGGGGCCACGGTAGGCGATGCAACTAAGTTCACCGTCGCCGCCTATAACAACGTGAAGGATGCGGCCTATGATGCCGATGCCACCTTCGGCGGCGATACCACTGCGATGGTGGGAGACGACACGGCCAAGCACGTGCAGGAAGTGACGCTCGTTCTTGCGCTGGCGAACCTTGCTGCTTATCCGGCCGCGGTCGAACTGACGATCAAACCAAAAGACGGCACGCTCGGCACAGATGATGTGATCATGCTGGCCGCCTGGATCGAGTACAAGAAAAAGCTCCTGACGGCGTAGGTCCCCGAACCATCCGGAGGATAGATAACCGGGGCTACCCGGACTCAAATAATTCAATCAGAAAACGAAAGGAGAAAGTTCATGTTAGTAAACAAAGCGACCATCGCGGCGGTCTTTGTTTCCCTGAAGATCACCTTCATGAATGCCTTTGATGCTGCGCCGTCCCAGTGGGAGAAAACAGCCATGAAGGTCCCAAGCGGCTCCAGCCAGAACGATTACGCCTGGCTTTCCAAATTCCCCAAGATGCGCAAGTGGATCGGAGACAAGGCCATCAAGACACTCGAAGCATTCAAGTACACCGTCGTCAACGACGATTTCGAAGGGACTGTAGAGGTGGACCGGAATGATATCGAAGACGACAACCTGGGCATCTATAAGGGCCAGGCGGAGTTGGCGGGGTATTCTGCCAAGCAATTGCCCGACGAGATCGTGACCGAGTTGAAAGACAACGCCTTCACCAACAAATGCTATGACGGTCAGTATTTCTACGACACCGATCACCCCGTCGCTGGGGTTTCTGTATCGAACAAGGGAACTGCAGCACTTTCCGCTGCATCCATTGCCCTGGCAAAAGCATCCTACGGCGCTGCGCGAACAGCCCTCATGAGTGTGAAGGATGACGAAGGACGTCCGCTCGGGCTGATCCCGAACGTTCTGGAAGTGCCCCCCGCGCTCGAAGAGACGGGACGGATGCTTGTGACTTTCGATAAGCTCGAAGACGACAAACCCAATCCCTACAAGGGAACGGCTGAACTCGTCGTTAATCAGCGGCTCACCAGCACGACAGCCTGGTTCCTGCACTGCACGTCAATGCCTGTCAAACCATTCATTTATCAGGAGCGGAAGGCCCCGGTTTTTGTCGAGCAGACAAACCCCGAGGCGGACGATGTATTCAATCGCAAAAAATTCAAGTTTGGTGCGGAAGCCCGCGCAGCCGGAGGCTATGCATTTTGGCAGATGAGCTTCGGCAGCACCGGTTTGGGTTAAACTGAAGCTGATCAAGCCCTCCCCTGTAGAGGGGAGGGCTGACCATAAATTCAAAGAAAGGAAAACCGCAAATGATCAGGATTACCAGTAAACAGGAAGGATTCCGTAGATGCGGGATTGCCCATTCCGTGAAGCCGACCGAGTACCCGAATGATAAATTCACGAACAAGCAGTTCGTCGCTCTCAAGGAAGAGCCCATGCTCGTAGTAGAGGTCCTTCCCGACAAAAAAGTTAAGGGCGAGAAGAACGGGGAGGATAACAAATAGCTATCTTCGGCTGGCGCCGCTCGCCCGGCTGCCAGCCTTTTTGGAAAGGGCTGAAGCACATTTCAGCCTTTCCCAGAGAGGCACTGAGATGATGACCTGCAAAACGAAAAAGGAAGGCATTATGAAAAAATACTTCAGCGCACTGATACTGATCATCTTCCTCGTGATGGCCGCCTGCACGGCCTCCGATGCTGCTACGGCCTATTACAGATCAGCCCTGACCGGAGGCGGAGCGACTGCCCTGGACGGCGCTGATGGAGCAAGGCTGACTGACGGTGACTTGGCCTTCGTCACCGCGGGCGGCGTCCTCTATGTTTACAGGCTTAATGCCACGTCGGGAGCTGCTGAAGATTCTCCGGCTGTTATTGCTCCCGATACCAACGCCGGCGACAAGAGATGGATTCTGCAGAACGTTTACAGCGCGCTGGCTTTTGAGAATAAGACCGCAAATTATATATTTGCCGGACCCGCTTCAGGCGGCGCCGCCCTTCCGTCTTTCAGGGCTTTGGTTTCCGGAGATATTCCCGATCTGAGCGGATCCTATGTGACACCGTCCGCCCTCGCCACAGCTTTGGGCGGTTATATACAGACATCTGTAATCGGCACTTTGACCAACGGGAAGTGGTGCTCGTCAAACGGTACCTCGGTCAGCTGTACAGAAAATGCGCCACAGCCGGCTTTCGGCAATCAAAGCGCCAATCAGGTCTATGCCGGCCCCTCTTCAGGGGAAGCAGCTGCGCCAGGTTTCAGGGCTCTCGTGTCAGGAGATATTCCTGATCTGAGTAGCAGCTACGTGACCCCTTCAGCTTTGTCCACAGCTTTAGGAGGATATTTTCAGACCTCCAACATTGATACCAGCACTTCTTTAGGGACCAGCGACACTAAGGTTCCAAGCCAGAATGCAGTAAAGGTGTACGCAGACACGAAAATGCCGTTTTCTCAGGCCGCTACAACCCTCACCCCCGATAGCGGTACTCCTGCCCTGACAACGGAAAAATATTATTATGTGACAGCCAATACGGCAACGACGACCTATACCAATTTCACCGGGGGTGCAGCTGGGAAAAGGATAATCATCAAAGTCGCTGACAACAACTCCGTTTTCGACTTCACCTCGACGAACCTGATCCGGGCGGAAGGTACAGATTATACGGCAGTTAGCGGTGATGTAATTGACGCCATATCTGACGGCTCAAACTGGTATTGCAGGGTTTGGGGCATCAATGCTCCTGACGGTTCGAGGAAAGCCGTATATCAGAACAACACTTCCATAGATCCCACTGCCAGTGCATATGAATCCTATTTCGACAATGGAAAATTCAAGATCAATGAAAACGGGACGGAATACGATTCGGCCAAGGTGATCGCCAGTGGCTCACAGGCTTTGGGTACGAGCGAAATCGCTTCCGGGGCATGCGCCTCTGCCGTCGATGTTACAGCCGCAGGAGTAGCCACCACGGACGTTATTGATTGGGGCTTCAACGGCGATCCTACCTCCACAACGGGTTATTCAGCTTCCGCAAATGGAATGCTCACAATAATCGCCTACCCGGGTTCGGGCCATCTTTATCTCAAAGTTTGCAATAACACGGGGGGAGCGATTACTCCCGGAGCTGTGACCCTTAATTACAAGGTGGTGAGAAAATGAGAAAGCTGATCGGCTCATTGTTCATAGTCCTGATGTCCGTCTCTCTGTGCTTTGCCGGTCAGGGCATGGGACCGGGGCCGGGGTGCAAGGCATATGCGGCTTCCTCTGCAATGAAGCAGAAACTAATCGGGGGCGAATACGGCAGTCTGAGTGCTGCCGCCGCCAGGTATTTATCGGTTGCCGGAGGGTATATTAATTCAAGCGAAGGGCTTGCAACATCCCTTGTCTCAGTTTCGGGAACCATACGAAATCTGCAAGTCAGATTAAGCGGAGCACCAGAGAACGGGGCTGGTACGCAAAAATACACAGTAACGGTGAGAAAGGCATCGGGAGCCAACGCAATGGCAAACACAACTCTCACCTGTGAAGTGTCTGAAGCGGAGACCTCCTGCTCAGATGCCGCTAATTCCTTTACGGTTGCGGCGGACGATAAACTGTCTATTTTGGTAACGCCATCGGGTACTCCTATTGCAAGGGCTATTTCCACACGAATTGAGTTCCAGGGGGATGCTGCCAATCAGGCCATCCTTACTACCGCAGGCAATTCCACAACCACAACGGATGCAGCAACCCGATACTTGCCCGTGCATGGTGGTGTAACAGGCAATTCCTTAGATTCTGTTGCATCCCAGGTGTTTCCCGTGGCCGGAACTATTACGGGATTTTATGTGAGGCAATCGGCTGCGCCGGGAGCGGGTGTTTCAAGGGTATGGAAAATCAGGATTAACGGCTCAGATCAGGCGGCGAGTGCCTTGACTTTCGACGCGGCGGATGTTGCCAAGAACGTAACCGGGTTATCCTTGGCGGTAAACGCAGGAGACAGGCTGTCAATTTCGTATGCAAATACCGGGACTCAGGCAGCATCTAATGCCTTTGTTGGCATCTTATTCGCCCCCACCACCAATGGGCAGTTCCCAATCCTGACCTCATATCATACTACGAGTTTCCCTCAGGGCTCGACAAGGTATTTGCCCCTCTCAACAACGGGTCTGGATATTCAGGCTTCTGAAACCTATTTCATGGCAGGGTACAACGACTTTACCATCAAGGCAATGTACGCTTATACATCAGTCGCACCGGGAGGGACGGAAACGTTTACCTTTACCCTGAGGAAGCAGACTGGCCCGGATGATGTATCAGCAACTTATAACTGCACAATTACGGGAGCCGCACAGAGTTGTAGTCGATCAGAGGATTTAACTCCTGCTCAGAACGAGGGGTATGATACCAAAATCGTCTCAAGTGCCAGCGTAGGCCTTTCGGGAAAAGTATCTATTGGATATATGGGATATATTGCACCGTGAAAAGACTTCTTGTGGCTGTATTTTTACTGGCTTTCGCCTCTCACTCTCACGCTGGGACTTGCGGGGCTTCGTACTGTACGGGGTCAAGTCCCTGGACAGCCGCTAGTGCCGCTTATGCCGATGTCAATTACTGCGTAAACACCTGCGCCACTTATAACGACACCGTTAATATCCCTGCCGGTGAAGTCGATTGGGAGACAAATACCCTCGTCATCACAAAGGGAATGGTTATTGCGGGGGCCGGGAAAACATCGACCATTATCCAGAGTTCAAAAGCATCATACTCAGTTACCGGCTACCTGTTCAGCTTCCTCCCAGACGCGACTACAGCGCAGAATGACTATAAGTTTGGGCTAAGCGGGCTTCATTTGAAAGCGATAGGTTCGTATCCTCCATACGCCCTGCTCAATCTGTCGAACGCTACGCCGGACGATTCACTGCACAATGTTCTTATCCACGATAATAACTTTACCCAACTTGCTTCCGGTTCGAGCAGAATGGCGATACAGCTTCAGCTTGGAATTTTCGGAGTCACCTATAACAACACAATCACTGAAGGAACGCACGCATGGCGTTTCTTGGGGAGTTTAAGCGGATTTACAGACATGGAGACGGGTGCAGGGGAACAATGGGAGCCGGGTAGTGCCAATGCCATGTACTTTGAGGACAACACCCTTCTGTTCACGGATGTAGCCGATGGTACTCCTGTTGTAAGCGGCGGGGCAGGTAACAGGCATGTAACAAGGTATAATGATTTTTTGTTGAACCTAACGAACGCAATCTCTCCACTGTTTGATATTCATGCAAATCAGGCCAATAACGCGGGAGCAGGAATAGGCGCGGAAATATACGGCAATTATGTTTCAGGGGGAAGAACTACCGGGAATAAATTATTGCTGGATCAACGAGCCGGAAGGGTCATGTTATTCGGCAACGGGTGGATTTATCCTCAAGCCCCTGTTCCATACACCCGCATACGTGAGGAATGTAATGATACCGAATACAACCCCATAGTCAGCTGTCCAGCGGGGAAAAACTGCCTGCAACATGCCAACAACTCTTATTATTTCGGGAACAAGATCGGCACAGAGACGATGGCTGCAAGGGTGAGTCCTTCTGTAAGCTCTGATTACTACTGTGACGGTTCGGTATGCGGGGCATCGGCCATTGTTAATGACCCTTTGCTTATTGTGGAAAACGTAAAGTTTTGGTCTGATCGGGCTACAGCTTTTGATGGAACAATAGATGCGCCCGGAAGCTGCGGAGTAGCCGGAGGTTCAACCTGTACGAAAAGCGGAATCGGCATAGGCACACTGGCCAGCCGCCCTGCGACCTGTACCGAAGGTACTGCGTATTGGGCCACAACTCAGGATTGGTCGAGCTTCACTACGAGCATGGTGGGGGTGAATCCGGCAGTTCCGCTTTCGGGAACTTTATACAAATGCGGTGCGGGAAATACCTGGACTGAATCTTATACTCCGTACACCTATCCTCATCCTCTCAGAAATCCAAGATCCCAGGGAAACGGAGCTATAACCCAGGGGGTGAAATCCCAGGGCGTGAAATGGCACTAATCGTTCAAAAAAGGAGATCTGATAATGTCAACATATTGCACCATTGACGACCTGGAAAAAATTCTTCCGGAGTCTGATCTCATAGAGCTGACGGATGATACGATACCGCCTGTTGCCGTTAATGCGGCGAATGCGAACAAAGCAATTACCGATTCTGCCGAAATGATTGACGGCTATCTTCGCGGGAAATACGACCTGCCGCTCGATCCCGTTCCCGGCTTGTTAAATACATTATG